TCGAGTGCCTTGGCGAACCAAGCCTATGCGCGAACCCGCGCGGGTGCGCTTGCGTGCCCGACAGCAAGACGCCCAACTTGCGTTAAACGACTCGCATGCGATCTGCATACATAAACCGCCGAAGCCTCGCCCAACGCGCCCGCCGCGACGCAGAGGCTGAAGCCCGGCCGATCCGCCAGGGCCCGCCCCAGATCCCTCACGGCACCGTCGTGGGCCGCATCGTGATCGAGTACCACGGCCAGCGCGTCGAGGTGGAACTGCTCCAGGCCGGCGAGCGCTGCCGCAGCCACGGCATCAGGATCGACGGCGCGATGCAGCCCAAGATGATGGGCCTGTACGCCGCGGCGGCCAAGGCCACGGCCAGGATCGCCCGGGTTCCGAGCCGGCGCTCCGACTTCTGGGACTGAGCCAGCCCAGGCCCAGCCCAGGCCCAAGACCACCGGTTGACTTTCAGAAAACGCAGGCAAGGATGAACAGGCCGGCATTGCCGGGAACTGTCTCCTCCTAAGTTTCAGCCCCGCGGCCCTCACCGGCCCGGGGCGCGTTTTCAGAGAGTCACACCATGGCGACAAGGAAGGTCGCCCCGGCCAAGAAGGCGCCGCGGGCGCCAGCATCTCGGCCGAAAGCTGCCCAGCGCACCAAGCCCGCAGCCGCAACCAATCCGGCCCAAGTGGAGTCCGACTCCACCCTACCGGTCGGCCTGAACCCCCGACAGCGCGCTTTCGTCGTCGAGTACCTGAAGGACAAGAACGCCACCCAGGCCTACGTCCGCGCCTATGGTGTGAGCGCCAAAGTCGCCGAGTCAGCCGGGCCCCGTTTGTACGGGCATGTTCGGGTCACTGCAGAAATTGCTCGGCTTGAGAAGCAGCAGCTGGCCCAGATCCAGCGCGAGACCGGCATCACGCTGGAGCGCACCCTGCGCGAGATCGCCCGCGTGGCCTTCTTCGACCCCCGCAAACTGTTCGACAAGGCCGGCAACCCGCTGAGCCTGCCGGACCTGGACGACGACACGGTGGCCGCGATCGCCGGCCTGGACGTGCTCGAGGAATGGCAGGGCACCGGAGAGAACCGCACCTTCGTCGGGCTGATCAAGAAGTACAAGATCGCCACCAAGCTCGACGGCCTCGAGAAGCTGATGAAGCACCTCGGCGGCTACAAGGAAGACCACGACCAGGCGGGTGATGCGGCAGCGAAAGCGCTGGCAGGGCTTGCAGTTCGATTCGTGGAGCCAGGCGCAGCGTGAGCGCAACTGCAGCACCCGAACGCATCGCCGACTTTCCGGCCAAGCTGCGCCCGCTGTTCCAGCCGCGCCGCTACAAGGTTCTGCACGGCGGCCGAGGCGGCGCCAAGAGTTGGGGCGTGGCGCGAGCGCTGCTGATCCAGGCCGCGAACAAGCCGCTGCGCATCCTCTGCGCACGAGAGGTGCAGCGCTCCATGCGTGACTCTGTGCACCGGCTGCTGAAAGACCAGATCCTGGCGCTAGGACTGGAGTCCTTCTACGAGGTGCTGGACAACGAGATCCGTGGCCGCAACGGCTCCCTGTTCATATTCACGGGCCTGGCAAGCCACACCGTGGACTCCATCAAGTCCTTCGAGGGTGTCGACCGCGTGTGGTGCGAAGAGGCCCACGGCATCAGCAAGAAGTCCTGGGACACGCTGATCCCGACCATCCGCAAGGACGGCTCGGAGATCTGGCTGACGCTCAACCCCGACATGGACACCGACGAGACGTGGCTGCGCTTCATTGCAGCGCCGGACCCGGATTCCGTCGTCATCGAGGTGAACTGGCGCGACAACCCGTGGTTCCCGGAGGTGCTAGACCAGGAGCGGCGCAAGGCCGAGGCGCGCGACCCCGACGACTACCAGCACATCTGGGAAGGCAAGCCCAGGCGCGTGGCTGCAGGCGCGATCTACCGCCACGAGATCGAGTACGCCTTCAGCGCCGGCCGCGTGCGACCTGTGCCCTACGACCCCAAGTTGCAGGTTCACACCGTGTGGGATCTGGGCTGGAACGACTCCATGTCCATCGGCTTCGTGCAGCGCGGGCCGAGCGACGTGCGGATCATCGACTACATCGAGGACAGCAATCGCACGCTGGACTGGTACGTCGGCCAGATCGAGCGCCGGCCCTGGCGCTGGGGCACCGACTACATCCCGCACGACGGGCGCACGCGCAACTTCCAGACCGGCAAGAGCACCGAGGAACTGCTGACCGAGATGGATCGGCGCGTCGAGGTGCTGCCGATGACCAGCGTGGAAGAGGGCATCAAGGCAGCCCGCGTCATGTGGCCAGCCTGCTACTTCGACTCCGACAAGACCGCGCGCCTGCTGGAGTGCCTGAAGCGCTACCGCCGCCAGGTCAACCAGACCACCAACGAGCCGATGGGCCCGCTGCACGACGAGTACAGCCACGGCGCCGATATGTTCCGCTACATCGGGCAGGCCGTCGACCTGATGCGCAACACGCCCTTGCGAGACCCTGACCTGCCAAGGCCCAGGCGCGAGCGGAATTGGAAGACTTCTTGAGGACAACACCATGCAACGACCCACCCGCACCACCCTCCTGAAAGCCGTGACCGCCACCGGCCAGGGAACAGGCGTCATCGGATCCGGCGCAGCCGGCATCCCGCCGAGTTTCGACGCCAGCCTGACCGGCACCGGCGCGCTGTCCGGCACGCTGCTGATCCAGGGCCGCAACACGCCCGGCGGGACGTGGTGCACGCTGGCCAGCCTGTCCCTGTCGGGCACGGGCAGCGACGGCAAGAGCTACCAGGCCACGGCGCGCTTCATGGAGTACGCCGCCAACCTGACCGCGCTGTCGGGCACGAGCGCGACCGTGACCTGCACGATGGCCGACTGACCGGCCACATCACTGGAGACCAACATGCACCGCATCGAATCCCCGCGCGCTGACGACAGCGCCATCGAGACCGAGATCCAGGCCAAGGGTCTGACCGCGCCGCGCGTAACGCCGGCTGACCTGGAGGCGACCATCGCCAGCGAGCACTACTTCACCGCGGCTCAAGGTGACCAGCAGGCCAAGATGGACGCGGCGTTCGCCAACGGCGCCCTCAACGGCGAAGGCACCGCATCGCCAGCCCCGCTCAATGTGCTGACGTTCTGCGTCTTGGTCCTCAAGAGCGGCTTCACCGTCACCGGTGAGAGCGCCTGCGCCAGCCCCGAGAACTTCGACGCTGAGATCGGCCGCAAGATCGCCCGCGAGAACGCCAAGCAGAAGCTGTGGCCGCTGCTGGGCTATGCGCTCAAGCAGAAGTTGCACGAAGCGGGCTGACCATGGACATCAACCCATCCTTGGTTGACGCCACCGGCCGCGAGGTCTACCTCGTGGGCGGCAACCAGTCCTGGAAGCAGGCCACCTTCCGCGGCTACAACGTCAGCCTCGAGTGGTTCATCGGCAAGCGGTCCTTCGAGCCGATGATGGTCATATGGCCCGTGCGCGGCGAGCGCAACAGCGGCTGCTGGGGCATCTGCCTCAGTTCGATCTCGGCCTACTGCGAGTTCAACGCCAACGACCAGGCCACCGGCACGCCGACGCCCTACGCGCGCCTGGAGGCCGCCACGGTGGTGCACGAGATGTTCGACCGCGCGCCGATCGACGCCGAGGTGAACAACCTGCTCGACGTGGTGATGCGCTTCGCACCGGACCTCATCACGCAGGTGCCACCGCCGCCGGCTGAACTGCTGGTGTCGGGCCGCAAGCCCATCCTCGAGGTGGTGCGCAAGGAAAACGGCCGCGCCGTGGCCGAAGTCAGTCTCTGAGGATCACCATGTCAAGCATCCAGCGCAAGAACACCCGTCGAGGTCAGGCCGAGAAAGAGTCGACCGACCTGAAGGCGCTGGAGCGCTTCAGCCGCCGCCGTTCGTGGTTCATCATGGAACTGCAGCGCCAGGCGGCCAACCGCTACCAGATGGCGCTCGACGAGGACTACTACGACGGCGACCAGTGGACGCAGACCGAGGCCGCGATCGTGCGCGGCCGCGGGCAGAACCCGGTGGTGTTCAACGAGTGCAAGCCGATGGTCGACTTCCTGCTGGGCACCGAGCGCCAGATGCGGGTCGACGGGCAGGTGCTCAACCGCACGGACTCCAGCCAGCAGGCCGAAGAGGACGCGCAGAACAAAACCGCGCTGCTGAAGTACATCGACGACGTGAACCGGGTGCAGTTCATCCGCAGCGAGTGCGCCGACGACCAGTTCAAGGGCGGCCTGGGCTGGCTGGAGATCGGCATCCGGCGCGACCCGCAGGAGTTCGCCATCTACAAGCGCCGGGAGTCGTGGCGCAACATGCTGCACGACAGCCTGGGCCAGTCGAAGATGCCGCGCGACTGGCGCTACCTGTTCCGCTTCCGGGAGGTGGACTTCGACATCGCCGAGGCCATGTTCAGCGGCAAGGCCGACCAGCTGCGCCGCGCCGTGACGACGCCGGACAGCAGCAAGTACATGAAGTGGTTCAACGGCGAGCCGACCGGTGCGAGCTTCACCGCCACCGACATGGCGCTGACCAGCCGCTGGACGACCTACGACGCCGAGGCCTGGCTGCAGAACCCGCGCGAGCGCGTGATGCTGATCGAGGCGTGGATGGCCGAGCCCTACAAGGACATGGGCGACGCGCAGGGTATGACCGACCGGCCGATGGTGCTGCGCAAGCGCGTGTCGATCATGACCGAGTACGACACGCTGGTGGAGTCCTGGTCACCCTACGACCACGACGAGTTCCCGTTCGTGCCGCAGTGGTGCTACCGCCGCAAGAAGGACGGTGCGCCCTACGGCGTGATCCGCCAGCACCGCGGGCCGCAGGACAGCGTGAACAAGCACATGAGCAAGGCGCAGTTCCGCCTGGGCGTGCGGCAGATCTGGCTGGAGCAGGGCGCGCTGGACAACAGCGTGATGGACAAGGACGAGCTCGAAGAGAACGCAGGCGACCCGTCGGCCGTGCTGCAGTTCGCCAAGGGCGCACTGAGCGGCCAGAAGGTGCAGCTGCAGGACGGCACCGCGCTGGCCCAGGCCGACATCCAGATGGCCAATCAGTTCGCGCAGGGCATCCGGCAACTCGGCCCCGTGAGCACCGAGGACCGCGGCCAGGATCCGAGCCAGGTCAGCGGCAAGGCCCGCGCGATCCGCCAGGAGCAGGGCAGCCGGCTGACGGCCGAGCCCTTCGACAACATGATGCTGGCCCGGCAGATGGAGCAGGAGATCACCCTGAGCCTTGCCGAGCAGTACATCAAGCAGCCCATGGAGTTCCTGGTGCCGGGCGACGGATCGGGCAAGAAGAACTTCGTCAAGATCAACCAGCAGGATCCCGCCACCGGCGAGATGGTGAACGACATCACCAAGCGCAAGGCGCACTACGTCATCGGCGAGACGCCGTGGCAGCAGAGCCTGGCAGAAGGCATGTTCGAGAGCCTGATGGAGATGCTGACCCAGCTGGCCAGCGTGACGCCGCAGGTGGTGGTGAGCCTGCTGGACGTGGTGTTCGAGATGCACCCGTCCCTGCCGCGCAAGGCGCTGATCCTCGAGCGCATCCGCAAGGTCACCGGCATGCCCGACCCGGCCAAGGGCGACACGCCCGAGATGCAGGCCCAGCAGGCGCAGCAGGCGGCGGTGGCCAAGGCGCAGTTCGAGGCGCAGATGGCGCAGTTGAAGGCCGACATAGTCGAAGCCCAGAACCGCGGTCTGAAGCTCTCTGCCGAGGCCATGGCCAAGCGCCTGGAGACGCTGTACATGAGTGCGCAAGCCGCCCAGGTGCTCACGATGGCGCCACAGATCGCGCCGGTGGCCGACGAGCTCGCGCGCAGCGTGGGATTCAAGGACGAGGCCGGCGACGCAGCGCTGGGCGGCCCGGTGCCGCAGCAGCAGCCGCAAGAGCAGTTCCCCCAGATCGTGCCGCCGCCCCAACAGGCTGACGGTGCACTCGCTGGCGCACAGGCCGGCATTCAATCGCCCGCGGTGTCGGGCATCCAAGGAGCCTCGCAGTGAAACTCACCCCCGAAGAACGCGACATGCTGTCGCCCGAAGAGATCGCGGTGCTGGAAGGCTCCGACGCCGACACGCACCTGGCCACGATGGGCGACACGGTGCTGCCGGGCGAGACCACGCCGGTAGCAGCCGCTGAAGTGGAGTCGGACTCCACTCAGGACACCGACGCGACCGACGACAAGCCGGCCGACGGCGAGGCAGCGCCGGCTGAAGCAGTGCCCGCGAAGACCGAAGCAGCCGCCGAGCCCGAGCCGGCACCTGCAGCGCAGACAAAGCCGCAGGCCTTCGACGTGCCCGACGTGACCGCGATGGACACCCAGCGCAAGGCCCTGCGCGACGAGAAGCGCGAACTGACCAAGAAGTGGTCGGCCGGCGAGGTCACCGACGAGGAATACGCCGATCAGGTCGACGCCCTGGACGACAAGTTGTCGACGCTGGTGGCTGCGCAGACCGAGGCCGCCACGCTGCACCGGATCAACGCGCAGAACGAGGCGCGCGCCAAGGCCGAGGCCGAAGCCGCCGAGAACCAGGCCATGTTCGCCACGGCCCAGGCGTCCAAGTCCGCAGGCCTGATCGACTACGGCACCAACAAGGTGGCGGCGGCGCAGTTCGACTCGCTGTTCGCAGCGGCCAAGATCGACCCGGCCAACGCCAAGTTGTCGGCGCAGCAGGTGGTGGAGAAGGCGCACAAGGCCGTGCTGGCGCTCAACGGCCTGGCCGAAGCGCCGAAGCCCAAGGCCGAAGCCGCAGCACCTGCAGCGCCCGCGCCGCGCAACGTGCCGCCCAGCATCGGTGGCCTGCCGAACGCATCGCAGACCGTGGTGCAGGACGAACTGCTGGCGCAGTTCAACCAGCTCGAGGGCGACGATGCCGAGCGCTTCATGGCCAGCCTGAACGACAAGCAGGTCGAGCGGCTGATGCGCATGTCCGACGGCCGAGGCGTGCACTGACCATGAGCGGACTGCGAACGGACATGGCCGTGGGTGACAGGCTCGACCTGGACGTTCGCACGTCGGACGGTGGTGTGCAGCGCGTGGAGATCACGGTCGACCAGACCGCCAGGACTCACACCAAGTTGCGCATCGTGGCCGGCGATGCGGTCGTGATCCGCAAGCAGCGCAAGGGTGCGCCGCAAGAGATCCCGGCATCCGGTTGACAACCCGGAATTGCGGTTTACGTTGGTGGCATGAGCCAACCAGACGAAGCAACTTATGAGATGGCCCGCCTGTTCAAAGAGGGTCGCACGCTGCAAGAAGTTGCCGATCTTTTCGGCATAACGAGACAAGCAGTTCACAAGCGCATCAAGCCTCTCGGCATCAGTCGAGAAGACGGCGGCGCACGGGCCAAGCACATAAGGCGCATTTCGTCGATAGAGGCCGGGCTGCAGACACGCCGAGAGGCCAGAGCAAAGAAGCTATACAACTGTTCTCATGACGAGATAAAAGAGTTCATCGAGAACGGTCTCACGCTGGCATACAGCCGACATCGGTCCACAGCAAAACGGCGAGGGATTGAGTTCCTGCTGACATTCCATGAGTGGTTTCAGGTGTGGAATGAGTCAGGGCACCTAGCGGACAGAGGACGCACGACTGGTTGCTACGTGATGTCGCGTTATGGCGATCGTGGTCCATACGCTGTTGGAAACGTGTTCATCCAATTGACATCGGAGAACATCCGCGAAGGATTTGTGATTCGACGCCAAGCCGAGAATTCTCGGCATGCCGACAGACCACGGTTGCAAATGGCCGCTTGTATGTGATATTGACCGCATACGTGCCCGCATCTGCGAGCACAGCCTGATCGGGGCGAACGATCACCGGCGCTGGAGTGCCACCACTTGTCCAACAAGGAGCACTCCACATGGCCCGCACCGCGATTCTGCCGACCGACCCTGCCGCCCAGAAGGTCTGGGCCACGAAGGTCGCCCTCGACTCCACCAAGAAGTCGTTCTTCAACGGCATGATCGGCAAAGAGGGTTCCTCAATGCCCGTCATCACCAAGACCGACCTCGAGACGAAGCCGGGCGACGAGGTGACCACCACGCTGATCGCCAAGCTGCGCGGCAAGCCCGTCGAAGGCAGCGAAAAGCTCGCCGGCCGCGCGATGCGCCTGCAGCAAGCCACGCACAAGATGCGCATCGACAAGCACCGCCAGGCGGTGAACGTCGGCGACGTGATGGACCAGAAGCGCGTCAGCTGGTCGATCCCCGAGCAGGCCCGTGACCGCCTGTCGGACTACATGGCCGAGATCCAGGACGAGCAGATCACCATGACCGCCGCTGGCGCGCGTGGCATCGGCTCCGAGATCCAGCACTACGAGACGGGCTACGCGGGCTTCCCGAACGCCTTCGTGGCGCCTGACTCTTCGCACGTCATGTACTGGGACGGCACCCGTGCCAACGCGGCGGCCATCACGTCGGGCGACAAGTTCGGCACCAACGTGGTCGAGAAGCTGATCCTGCGCGCCAAGCGCCAGATCGGCGGCCAGCCCGACGCCGCGGTGAAGATGGAGCCCATCAGCACCGGCAAGGGCAAGGCCTTCGTCTACCTGGCCTGCCCGGAGTCGATGTACGACCTGCGCCGCGAGACGGGCGAGGCCGGCTGGCTGGCCTTCGAGAAGGCGATGGCCGCTGCGGTGGGCCGCGAGTCGAACCTGGCCAAGCCGGGCGCGATCTTCATCAACGGCGTGCTGGTCGAAGAAGCCCAGACCTGCGTGAAGTTCGACACCACGGCGGCCGGCTCCAGCTACGGCGCCATCGCCGCGCGCAACCTGTTCCTGGGTGCCAATGCAGTGGCCGTGGCCTACGGCACGCGCACCCAGCGCGACAACATGCGCTTCGAGCTCACCGAGGACGACGAGGACTACGGCGAGGAAGGCATCGTGATCGTTCGCATGATCGCGGGCTTCTCCAAGTGCCGCTACAACTCGATGGACTTCGGGGTCATCGCCAACGACTGCTCCTACACCGCCGCGACCTGAGCCGGCTGACACCTCCACCTCACTCAAGGAGAACCAACCATGGCTCTGTTCAAGTCGATCCAGGTCACCAACAAGGCGCCGATCCCGTCGGTCGATGCCGCCACCGACCTGGTTGCCATCTTCGGCGACTACACGCTGGCGGGCACTGAGGCGTCCAGTGACGTGATCGAGATGGTGCCGCTGCCTGCGGGCTTCTGCATCGTGGACGTGATCGTCGACACCGCCGACCTGGGCACCACGGTGACGGCCGACGTGGGCCTGCTGTCCGGTGACTACGACGCGACCGGTGCACGCACCTGTGGCGCCACGATCATGACCGGCAAGGCGCTGGGCACGACCGGCATCTACCGCGCTGACGTGGCCGGCTTCGCGCGCACCGCGCCGCTGTCGGAATCGGCTGGCACGACTGGTGCGCCTGGCCACCGTGGCATCGGCTTTGCGCTGACCACGGTGTCCACGCCGACGGCCGGCGCCAAGGTGCGCTTGACGCTGCTGGCTCGCCCGTCGATCAACGGCGTCTGATGACCCGCCGCAAGGCTGCGCACGAGCGTCTGCGGCCTGGGCCGAAGCCGGGTTTCCGGCAAGCCCAGGCCCAGTCGATCGCGCTGGTGACGCCACCGCCTGATATGCCACCTGTCGCATCGTCCGTCGCCCCGCAAGTGGAGTCCGACTCCACCGCGGCGCCGATCGCCCCCCAGCGTGTCGATGCGCTGCAGCGCGGCAGGAACATCGACCTGATGGGCGAAACCGAACTGCGGGCCTACGCCGTGCAGGTCGGCGTCAGCAAGCGCGATGCCTTGTCGCTGCCGATGGACCGGCTGCGCGTGAACTGCGTTCATGTCCTCCATGCCCTGATCGACGAACTGTAGGAGCGCCAACGTGGCCTCGACCATCCTCGTGCGTCACGCGCTGTGGCGGGTCTCGGTCCTGTTGAGCGACACCGACGCGCAGTACACCCGCTGGCCCGAGATCGAACTGGTGCAGTGGCTGCAGGACGCGCAGAACGCCATCGTCAAGATGCTGCCGCTGGCCGGCTCGCGCCTCGACGCGATCAAGCTGGTGCCAGGCGCCCTGCAGTCCATCGCGTCGATCCCAGCGGCCAGCTGCAAGCCCGGCGACGGCAGCACCCCATCGGTGCCGATCATCGGCCGGCAGTTCCTGCGCCCCATCTGCAACATGGGCACCGACGGCCTGACGCCCGGCATCGTGCCGCGTGTGGTCGAGCGCGACATGCTCGACGCCCAGGATCCGACCTGGCAACTGGCCGCCAACGCATCGAAGACCGTGCGCGAGGTGGTGATCGACCAGCAGAACCCGCGCTACTTCATGGTGTCGCCTCCGGTGCATGCCACGACCTCGGTCTGGATGCGCATGTCCTACGTGGCCAACCCGCTGGCCATCCCGGCCGGTGGCGCAGCAGGCGCCGAGGTCTACGCCTACGCGGGATCGAGCACCCAGACCATCACGATCGACGACGAGTACATCGACGACATCGTGGACTACGTGGCCGCACGCGCGCACCTGAAGGACAGCAAGTACGCCGAGCCGGTGCGCCACCAGCTGCACGCCGGCCGCTTCCTGGCCTCGATCAATGGCCGGGTGGCGGCGCTGACGGGCACGAATCCGAACTTCACCGTGCTGCCCGGCGTGAGCATGCCGGGAGCCCCGGTCTGACCAGGAGCAGCGCGTGGCCTTCATCGATACCACCGACATCGAGGACGCCTACAGCATGGTGGCGCCCTACGTTCAGGGTGCGCCGTTCGCCACCATCATCTACCACCTGCGCGAAGCCGCGATCGACTTCTGCACCAAGACGCTGTGCTGGCGCGCGACGCTGGCGCCGGTGCTGACCGTGGTCGACCGTGGCGAGTACGACCTGAAACTGCCCGACCAGTCCAAGCTGGTCAAGCTGCTGCGCTACAAGTTCGACGACCGCGAGCAGACCGAGGGCGTGGTGTCGCCCGACAAGGGCGCCGCGCTGCTGGACCAGTCCTCGAGCGCCGACGCCATCTGGACCGAGAACCGCGTGACCTTCAAGGTCTGCCCGGTGCCCAAGGTGGCCGCCAAGGAGATGGTCATCACGCTGGCGCTCAAGCCGTCGGCGGACTCCACCACCATCCCGTCCAACATCTTCGAGGACTTCGCCACGGCCATCGCCGAGGGTGCGATCGGGCGCATCGCCGCGATCCCGCGCCAGGCCTTCAGCGACATGCAGCAGGCGGCGCTGTACCAGGGCAAGTTCCAGGACGAGATCGACCGCGTGGCCGCTGCGGTGAGTGCCGGGTTCGGCCGCTCCACGAAGCGTGTCAGGCCCTTCATGTACTGAGGACCGTATGACCAGCCACGACGACACATCCCCAGCGCCGCTGGAAGGACACAAGCGCCGGATCCGCTGGGATCCGACGATCAATCTGGGCCATGTGCTCACGTTTTTCGGCTTCCTGGCCACCGGCGCGGTGGGCTACTTCGACCTGCGTGAGCGCATCGCCGTGCAAGAGATCAGGGTGTCGACCATCGAGACCGAGGGCAAGGCGGCGGCCGTGCGGTTTCAAGAGACCTTGCGCGAGGTGCGCGACGACGTGCGCGAAGTGCGCCGTGGTGTCGAGGACTTGAACCGGAGGAAGCCATGATTCTTGACACCATGCACCTGGGCCCCGAGACGCCGGGCCGCCCGACCGTTCGCGGCATCGTGGTCATCAAGGTGGCTGGATACCCAGATCCTGGCTTTGCGTGGAGCGAAGGCGAGGGCAAGAGCGTCAGCCTGATCGGCCTCACGCCCGGCGACGCCGCTGCGATGCGCCCGATGTGGGGCAAGCTGGAAGGCTGGCGGGTGGAGCGCCGCGAGATCGAATACTGGCGCACCTACACACCGCCGAAGATGAGCCTGGTGGACCGGCTGCGGGCCGCGCTGCGCGATGGCTGACATCGTCAAGGCCCGCGCCGAGCTGGACGGCCTGACCAAGGGCGAAGAAGGCTGGCGCGCGGCGCCGTACCTGTGCTCGGCCCGGCGGCCCACCATCGGCTACGGCTGCACCAGCTACGAGGACGGCACCAAGGTCAAGCTGACCGACCCGCCGATCACGCGCGAGCGCGGCCAGGCGCTGCTGGACTTCAAGCTCAACGAAGGCATCCAGCGCGTGCTGGACATGACCAAGGGCCAGTGCACCACCAATCAGTTGGTGGCCCTGGTGCTGTGCGGCTTCAACATCGGTTGGCCCGGCCTGGCCGGCAGCTCGATGCTCAAGGCCCACCTGCGTGGCGACTACGCCGCCGCCGGCCGTGCCTTCAGCCTGTGGAACCAGTACCGCCCTGGCGGCCCCGGCACGCCGCTGGAGGAACATCCCGTGCTGACGGAGCGCCGCGCGCGCGAGGCCGCAATCTACCGCCTGCCTGACGACCATGCCGAAGTGACGGCCGCCGAGGCGCCGGTGATGCCGCAGCAGGTCGAGCCCGAGAGCAGCCTGGCCAAGAGCAAGATCGCTCAGGGCGGGGGTGGCCTGGCCGGGCTGGGCGGCCTGGTGGTCGCAGCCAAGGATCTGGGCGAGGGCGCCGAGGCCGCCATGCCGGGCCTGAAGTCCATCCGCTCCGCGGTCGACTACCTCAAGGACTTCACCGTCAACACGCTGGGCATCACCGCCGAGCCGTCCACCGTGCTGGCCTACGGCGCGATCGCGCTGGGTGCGTGGTTCATCTACCAGCGCTGGGCGCAGCGCAGGGGCGGGTGGGCCTGATGGCCATCCCCGTCGTCATCGCCGCGCGCGCCTTCCTGGGCGGCATCAGCCCCAAGGTATGGCTGGCGATCGGCGTGGTGGTGGCCCTGGCGTGGATGGCGCACAGCACCCGGGTGGCCAAGGAGGCGCTGCACAAGGCCCAGGCCGCCGCCGCGGCCGACGAGGCCCAGGCCCTGCGTGCGTCCATCGCCGAGTCAGACCGCCGCGCCGCGGCTCACAAGGAGATCGCCAGTGCAGCCGAAGCCAAGTCCATCGCCAACGCGCGCGCTGCTGCTGCTGCCCGCGCTACTGCTGATCGGGTGCGCGACGCAGCCGCCGCCTTCGCGGCAAGTGCCGCCGCCCGTGGTGCCGCCCCTGCCGGCGATTGCACGGCAGCCGGTGGCGCCATTGATCTGCTCGCCGAGCTGCTCGGAAGGACTGCGAATCGAGCTGCAGAGCTGGCCGATCTGGCAGACCGAGCCCAAGCCGCCGGCAAGGCCTGCGAGGCCAGCTATGACGCTCTGAAGGGCAAGCCATGAACCAAGCCAAGTACGAATGGTGGCAAGGCAAGGATGCCGACTGGTACTGGCACCTCAAGGCCCCCAACAGCAGGATCATCGCCAGCGGCGAGGGCTACAAGACCAAGGCCGGCGCATTGCGCGGCATTGCCTCGCACCGTCGACACGCGGCCACGCTGAAAGTCGTGGAGCGGCCATGTCCGTCACCGAAGCGATCTGGCTGATCCTCTCGCTGGCCCTCGCACTCGGGGGCCTGGGATGGGCCCTGCTGCAGTTCATCCTGCTCAAGCGCGAGTGGGTCAAGACCGAAGCCGAGCGCCGATCGCTGGACTACCAGCTGATGCGCGCGTCCACCCGGTGGGAAGCCGAGCGCCAGGATCTGCAGCAGGCGCTGCTTCGTTGCCGCGAGAAGCGCGCACAGGACGCCAAGGCGGCCGCCATGCAGGCGCAGACCCTGAAGACCGACCTCTTGGAAGCGCTGGAACTTGCGCTGGCCTACCGGCAGATTGGCGGGCCGACGCCCGATGCGATGCTGGCCAAGCTGCGTGACGACGTGAGCGAGTTCGGCCACCTGCTGGACGCACAGAGCAACGAGGTGTCGTAGTCCGAACCGGGCCCGGTTGATTTTTCGGAATCGTCGGGGATGCTGGGTCGGCAACACCCAGCGCGCAGCAGTGGGTGGCCATCAATGGAGAACCGCCCATGGCGACCTACACCAAGTTTCAGGACTACGTGGAACAACTCGCCAAGGGCGTCCACATCTGGTCCTCGCACACCTTCAAGGAGATGCTGACCAACAGCGCTCCGGTGAACACCAACACCATCGCGGCGAACCTGACCGACATCAGCGCCGGCAATGGGTACACCGCGGCCGGCATGACGCTGGACACGGTGACGCTGAGTGAGGCGAGCGGCACGGCCAAGGTCACCATCGCCGACGAGGTGCTGACGGCATCGGGCGGGTCCATCGGGCCGTTCCGCTACCCGGCAATCTACAACGACACGGCTACCAGCCCGGCGGATGCGCTGGTCTGCTTCTTCGACTACGGCAGTTCGATCACGCTGGCGTCAGGCGAGACCTTCACCACTGACTTCGACGCCACCAACGGGCTCTGGCAGCTGGTATGAGCGCGCTCACCACGCGCCTGCTGAACAAGCGCGTCGCCGCCGTGCTGACCAACGGCAACGTGCTGCAGATCCGCTGCACGGACGGCAGCGAGATCGACATCGCCTGGCTGGACGACAACGGCCTGCCGATCAAGGGCAAGCCGGCGCTGTACACGTCCGGCGTGCGGCTCATCGCCCGGGGCCTGCGGGACATCATCAATTCGCCGCAGATCACGCGGCATGGAGTGTCGGAATGACGACCCTGAACACCTACGAAGAGAAGCCGGTCCTTTCGTCCAAGATGGGCGAGCGCTACGCCGAGTTGTGCGCCTTGCGCGACAAGGTGTACGCCGCGACCGCGCCGCTGCAGGCCAAGCTGGACAAAGCCAACGCCCGCTGCGAGGCGGCGCGCGTCGAGGCAGCGGCCTTGGCCGAGCAGATCGAAGTGGCCTGGGGCAAGGAGAAGTGGATCGCGCTGAAGAAGGAAATCGGCGTGCTGGCCAAGGCGATGAACGGGCGCCGCTGACATGACTCCGCAGCAACTCGCAGCCCTGAACGCGGCCGAGGAGGGCCTACGCGTGCTGCGCGCGTCGCTGGCCGACCCCGTGCCGGCGCCGCCCCCGCCCGTCGAGCCCCCGCCCGTCGAGCCGCCCGCGCCGATGCCCCCGACGGTCGTGCCGTCGGCCGCCGTCAACCGCGGGTCGTATAGCCCCGCGAACGGCGTCATCGACCGCGTGGACTTGGCCAAGATCCCGGCGCCGATGCCCTGGTCGATCTTCACCGACGACAAGCAGACGATCGCCCCGTCGCTGGGCGGGGTCGAGAAGTTCCAGATGCGCAGCCTGCACGTCTACGGGCACCCGAACTCGCTCTACCGCGGAACGCGCCGCGTGGTGAACGGCGCCGTGGTCGATGTGTACCCGGACCTTGGGGCGCGCGCTGCTGACGCCATCAAGCTGCTGCCCAGGTATCCGTTCCGGGACGGCAGGCGCGGTGAGCACATCATGACGCCCTACACGACGTGGCACGGCCACACGCGCCGGGCTGACGACGGGTCGCTGGTGACGGCACCGCACATGCCCATGTGGATCGGCATCGTGCTGGATGGCCGGGTGACATACGCCTTCCGCGACGGCAGCACGCAGACCGTCCAGAAGATCCCGGTCAAGTCCTACGCGCCCGACTTCACGTTCTTCGAGCCGAACCGCAAGCTGTTCTTCGTGGCCGACGCGCTGGCCGGCGAGATCATCCGCGTCGACCGCAACACAACGCCGTGGACCACCTCGCTCCTGGCCACCGGCCTGGGCCGCGTCGACTCGCTGCGCGCCATCGGGCCGATGATCTACTGCGCCAACTCCGAGACCGGCGCCATCACCGAGGTGAACGCGCTGACCGGCGCGCAGCGGCTCGTGGCCACCTTGCCGCATGTCTTCTGGATCAGCTACCGCAGCGACGGGCAACTGGTCGTGATGTGCAGCAACCGCTCGATCCACGTTGTCGACCCGGTGTCTGGCGTGATCGGGCCGGACCTGCTGCCGGCCACGCTGCGAATCGCGCCGGGCATGCCGTGGGTGCAGATCGACGTGGACCGCGCCGGCACCTGCGGCGCCGTGGATTCGATGATCGCGGTGTCCATCCTGGGCGCCGGCAACATCGACTTCTACCGCTTCGACAAGACCGGCCGCAACACGCTGCCCGAGAACAGCAAGGGCATCGCCTCGGTCGGTGCCGTGATGCACATCCACGATGCCTTCGGGCACTACCCGTGGGTCGCGGTGCACCACCCAGACGACGCCTGCATGATGGTCCAGGGCATGGCCAACACGACGCCGCAGATCATCGGGTGCTTCGACGCCCGCAGCACTTGGTCTGCCGCGTTGAACGACCGCTACACCGCGCTGTGGGAGCGCGCGCAGAACCTGTTCCGTTCCGGCGGCGTCGCTGCCGACGGGTCCATGCCGCCAAGCTGGACCACGCAGATCAACCAGAACGGCGGCGGCCTGTGGACCGGCGACCACTTCGCCGAGATGCCCATCGAGGAAGGCATCGCCTTCCTGCGCCGAGGCGGCATCGGCAACGTGCCGCGCAGGCTGGTCGGCGACGACCTGAAAGCCCTGGTCATGTCGCTGTCGCGCAGTTCGATGCGCTACCTGCGCGAAGGCGGCCCATTCTTGAACAGCGTGATTGCGTACATGGATACGCGGCGCGACTGAACCTACCCGCAACCACTGAAAGCACACCCATGACGCTCACTCCATCCCAAGCCGCAGCCCTCAAAGCCGCCATCGACTCGACGCCCGCGTGGGCGGCGTTCCCCAACAGCACCGACGGGCACATCGACCTGGCTGCGGTGCTCAACAAGCAGGCCGCACCGGACTTCTACGTCTGGCGCACGAACGTCCCCGTGTCGCAAGTGCTGGCTGCAGTCGATCAGTCGAAGTACACGCCGCAGGATGTCATCAGCGACGTCGTGACGGACTTGGCAGTGCTCACGCGCATGCAGATCCGCGAGATTCGCTCGCAGACGAAGCTGATGCTTTTCCAGGACTACGTGCTTGGGCAACAGGCGATGAACTGCGCCCCAGGCGTGGTGCGCAAGGGCCTATTGGACGCAGTGTCGAAAGTCCCGGCCGGTCTCAACGGCGCCGAAGTGACGCCCGGCTCTCCGCTGGCGACGCTGTTCGGCTCTCTGCGCCGGCTGGCCACCGAAGGCGAGCGCGTGCTGTGTCAGGCATCTGACCCGTCTGACACGACCTCCGGCGTCACCGCCCGCGTGATGACCTTCGAAGGCAACCTGACCGCCGCTGACGTGGCGCAAGCGAGGGCCGTGCAGTGACCATCACCAGCCGCGCATCGTCAGCGCTCACGCACACGGTGGCGTCGCTGGCCACCAGTTCGGGCCGGACGGTCGGGCGGTGCTCGGCCGAGCATGACAACACCACGAACAAGGACGAGGAAGTCGCGGCCGGGGTGCTGTTCACGACCGGCACGACTCCGACCGCTGGCGGCATCATCGAGGCGTGGGTGTTCCAAGTGCGTGAGGATGGGACGTGGCCTGACATCTTCACGGCCTCCTACAGCGGCAGTGACGGCGGTTTCACGGTGCGCAGCCGCGATCATCTGCGTGCCGGCGCTGCGCTGCTTGGCGCCGTCCCTGTGCTGTCGACCAGCGATCTACCCTACGTGCTGTCGCCCAAGAACGTGGCGCAGTTGCTGGGCGTCAACCTCGTACGCAAGTTCGCGGTGTTCGTCACGCACTCGACCGCCGTCAACGCGAACAGCACTAGCGGCAACCACGAAACGACCGTCTCGCCAAGCTACTGGGCCTGACCTGTGGCGAAGAAGCGCGCCTATGCGGAGTGGGGCCGGCAGCCTATCGGCCCGGTCGGCATCGAGTATGACCACGCACGCGCGGAAGGGCTGGTGTTCTTTGCGCCGCTGTCTGGCGCGCATGGAACGCGGGATCTTGTTCAGGAGCAACTTGGCGTCAGGACCGGGCTTGAGGCGTACTTGCCGTCTCAAGCCGGCGCGTTGCATCACCTGTTTGGGTCAAGCAGTTACGTCGACTTTCCGGTCCTTCCGGCAGTTGGCCACACGACGCCCACAACAATCGCATGGACGCAGGAACCACGCAGTACAAGTACCTATAGCGCCGTCCTATGGATCAAGCCGACAGGGGCAACATACGGCTTTGCAATCTATGAATCCGCAGCAGACTCTGCATACTATTTTGTAGTTGGACGGCGGAACCCTACCGGGGGCGGGGTAGATGTTTCGACGTTCTCTGCAAACGTAGGCGCCGTAACAAACGACCGTCTAGACCGCTTTGTGCTGACGCTCCCGTCAGGCATGACCAGCGGCGGTGGCGCAAGGCTGTGGCGAAATGGCGTTGAGATTGCGGCCGGAACCAGCCTGCTTAGTAACGAATTTGGCACCAACACCACGGCGGCGTTTCGAGTCGGCGCCCTAGAGTCTGGGGGCGACCCATTTGAGGGCCTCATCGGCGACATGCGCATCTGGTCGCGCGTGTTGCCAGATGGTGATGCAGAAGACGAGTCGACCGTCCCTGGCGGCTGGAAGCTGTACGCGAAGTCGCGGATTCTGGTGCCGGTGTCGGCCGGCGGCGGTTCCTACACCCTGACCGCCGAGCAAGGCTCCTACACCCTCACCGGCCAAGCAGCCGGGCTCCTGGCGGGGCGCGTCCTGGCCGCCGCGCAGGGCAGCTACACCTTGTCGGGCCAAGCCGCGGCGCTGCTCAAGGGCAACGTCCTGGCCGCCGCCCAAGGCTCCTACGCACTGACCGGCCAAGATGTCGGGCTGCTGCGCGGCCTGCTGCTGTCGGCCGCCCAAGGCAGCTACGCACTCACCGGCCAGGACGCGACCCTCACCTACACCCCACTGGGCGCCTTCTCTCTGACAGCGGACCAGGGCAACTACACCCTGACGGGCCAGTCGGCGTCGCTGCTGTGGGGGCCAGTGCTGGCAGCAGGGCAGGGCTCCTACACCCTGAACGGCCAGGACGCCACGCTGACCTACACGCCCGTCGGCGCCTACATCCTGACCGCAGGGCATGGCAGCTACGCGCTCACCGGCCAGGACGTGCTGCTGCAATGGGGCCATGTGCTGGCCGCGGCGCAGGGGAGCTACACCCTCACGGGTCAGGCCGCCACGCTGGCGCGCGGGCTTGTGCTGGCAGCTACGCAGGGCAGCTACACGCTGAACGGCCAGGCCGCGGCGTTCCGTCGCACCTACGTGCTGAGCGCCGGCTACGGCTCCTACGCGCTGACCGGGCAGATCGTGTCCCTGACGTACTCGGGCGCCGCGCTCGAGGCGCTGGAGTACCTGCTGCTGATCAGCCACATCACGCAGAGCATGAGCAAGACCAGCAAGGTCACGATGGAAGTCGACCTGATCAGCCGCATCTAGCAGCAACTCGACGGCTCCAGCAGCATCTGAGGACACCACCATGGCCATCCGCGAGAAGATCTACGTCGGCAACATCGGCACCGTCATCGACCTGGACACCGAGGTCGACATCTCCACGGCCACGTCCGTCAAGATTGCCGCCCTCAAGCCCGACGACACCGAGGTGGAGTGGACCGGCACCATCGAGGGCACGACGGTGGTGCGCTACACCACGGTGGCCGACGACCTGGACCAAGAGGGCGTGTGGCGGCTACAGGCCAAGGTGACCACGCCCAGCGGCACCTGGCTGGGCAACACCGTGACGATGGCGGTCTACCCGGAATTCGGCTGACGGCCGGGCCCGGGTGGAGTCCGACTCCACCCCGGTTGATTTCCGGGGATCGTGGGCAATGCTGCCTGCATGCTGCTGATCGACGACCAACGCCCCGTCGGCGCGAACACCAAGGTCAACCCGAAACACCTGGGCCCTGGGCTCGGCGTCGATGCGACCAACCTGGACAGCAGCCAGGCCGACGGGCGCGGCCGGCGCTCCGCCAGCACGGTGCACACGCTGGTGAACTACGGCGGCCCCGCGGTGTTCACGGCGTCCATCGCCGGCACGACGATGACGGTCTCGGGGGTCTCGTCCGGCACGCTGGTCATCGGGGCCACCCTGTCCGGCACTGGTGTGACCGCCGGTACGCGCATCACCGCCTTCCTGACGGGCTCGGGCGGCACCGGTACCTACACCGTCAGCGCGTCGCAGACGACCGCCTCGACCACCATCACCGCGGTTCTGACCCAGCAGCACGCGATCTACCGCTTCGGCCGGGAGACGATCAGCGACACGCTGTACTGGATGGCCTTCACGGTGGATGTCGACTTCGCGCGCAGCTTGCTGGCCAGCGATCCCACCGAGCGGATCTACGGCACCGGCAGCGGGTCGACCAAGCCCTACTACACCGACAACACGTTCATCACCTCGCCCCCGTATCCCTCGGGCGGGTACGAACTGGGGATCCCGGCGCCGGCCACCGGCATGACGGCCACGGTCAACACCGCCGGCACGGGCACCAACGAGACGCGGGTCTACGTCGCCACCTACCTGCGCTACAACGACGACGAGAGCGCGCCGTCGGCGCCCGTCACCCTGATCTGCCAGAAGGGCTCGACCGTCGACCTGTCGGCCTTCCCGACCGACCCGGCCGCAACGATCGGCGTGACCAAGCGGCGCATCTACGTGAGCGTGGGCACCGATGACTTCCGCAAGTGCGGCGAGGCCGTGCTGGCGACGACGACCATCACCGACGGCGGCACCCGCGGCGTGATCCTGCAGACCGGTGGCACGACCGCCAAGCCGTCCTGGCTGCCGCCGCCCGACGATGGCATCGGCATGATCGAGCTCTGGAGCGGCATGCACGGCATGTTCGACGGCAAGCAGTACCTGACCTGCCATCCGTACAACCCGCATGCGTGGCCGGTGGAGTACCGCAGGCAGGTTCCCGACACCATCGTCGGCAGCGCGAAATGGGGCCAGAACTGGCTGCTGGCCACGACCGGCCTGCCGCGCGTGGTGATGGGCACCACCCCGCTGGCGATGGTGGACACGCCGATCGCCTTCATGGAAGCCTGCCTGAGCAAGAGGTCGGTGGTGGGCGTCGGCCACGGCGTGTGCTGGGCGTCCAGCCGGGGCCTGTGCTACCACGGCAAGCTCGGCACCAAGGTGATCTCCGAGGTCTTCATGACCCAGGCGCAGTGGCGCGCGCTGGACCCTGACTCGATCATCGCGGCCCACTGGCAGGGCTACTACGTCGGCTTCTACGACGACGGCACCAAGAAGGCCTTCATGGTCGATGTCGCGGCGCCAGAGAAGGGCATCATCTGGGTCAACCAGGGTGCCTACGCCCTGTTCTCGGACCCGCTGAGCGACACGCTGTACCTGCTGGACAGCGGCAACGTGATCAAGAAGTGGGACGCCGGCACTGTCGGCTCGGCGACCTACAAGAGCAAGGTCTTCCGCCAGCAGCGGCCCGTCACTCCCGGGTCGGCGCGGATCATCGCCACCACCTACCCGGTGACCTTCAGCCTGTGGGCCGACGGCGTGCTCAAGGTCAACGCCAAGACCGTCAGCAACGACAACTCGTTCCGCCTGCCGGGCGGCTACAAGGCCGAGGAACTGCAGTACCAGATCAGCGGCGTCGGCCCCTGGGAAGGCGTGTTCGTCGGCGAAGAAGATTCGGACCTGCCGTGAGCTCCAACGACCGCCGATTCGAGAACGACCAGATCTACGACCTGCCGGCGCTCAGTCCGTCGGCAGACCACGATGAACTGCTCGAGCACCAGCAGCGCGAGGACCAGTGGCGCCGCACGCGCGAGCCGGTGGCCACGGGCAGCAAGTTCCTGAAGTTCCTCACCTGGCAGGATCTGGTCGACCTGCGGCTGATCTCGATCAACGACGTGGTGGGCAACGACGACCCGGACCTGCCCGACGGCGACCCGGATGTCAACAACCCGGACTCGCCCGATTTCGTCAACGAGCCCCGGATCGCGGTGTACGCGCGGGATATGTTCCTGCCGGTCACCTATGCGTGCTCGGCCCTGACCGTCATCGAGAACGACCCGGCCAAGCCGAACCTGCAGGTGCTGCTGTTCGACAAGGACACCTACGAGTCAGCGCAATTCGTGCTGATCCTGCCCAAAGAGTGGCCGGGCCGCGCGCTGCGCTACCGGGTCTACTGGAGCCACGGGGCCGGGGCCACGGCCTACGACGTGTCCTGGGACATGACGGTGCACAGCTACGAAGACGGCGAGTCGATGCTCAACGACTGGGCCACCGGGCTGCGCGTGACCGACACCGGGGGCACGGCAGACGACCTGTACATCAGCGACGAGTCGGAAGCCGTCACTGTCAACGGCAACTTGGCCAAGGCGCACGACCTGCTGCTGTTCCGCATCACGCGACTGGCCGCGCACGAGACCGACACGCTGGACGTGGACGCCCGGCTGCACGCGGTGGAGTTCAACATCGGCGAGGTGGATTCCACCTTCCCGCCGGTGGTGGACCCGGACGTGGATCCGTACTTCGCCTTCGTGTCGCTGCTAGTGCAGGACGGCACAGAGGCTGACACAACGATCCTGGACCGCAGCGCCGTCGGTGATTCGGTGACAGCCACCACCTATGCTGAGTGGGACAGCGCGAATCAGCAGTTCGGCGCCAACACGCTGTTGCGGACAGAGTTGACGCCTGCCATCGGGGCGTTCACCAGCACCGGGTATGACAGCCGGTTCAACCGCATCACCGGGCAGCCTTGGACCATCGAGTGCTGGATCACATGGACCGGCCTCGAGAACTACGCCGGACACTCCCATCTGTGGGCGTGGTGGGATGTGGCGTCCGGCGCTCCCATCGCGCAGATCTACCTCTACAGCGACACGGGGGAAATCCGTCTGCGGCAAGGCACGGATGCCGACGTGTCTCTTGGCACGATCAGTTCGGGCACGCCGCACTTTGTGGTGTACACGCTGGCAGCCGACGGCACCTACGCCATCGACATCGACGGCACGGAAGTGAACACCGGCACCAACACCTACGGCAATGACGCTGTAGGAGGTTCTGAGTTCTATTGCGGCTCCTACAACTCAACGGCCGTTGTAGTTGGCGGGACGTGGGAGTCTTGGGTGACCCCGCTGCGCGTCACCAAGGGCGTGCTGCGCGCCCGCGGCAGCGTTCCGACCGCGCTGTTCCCGACGGCCTGAGCTCGCCGGCCACGGTTGATTTCCGGCGTTCGGCGGGTACGGTAGGCCCAGCACGGGCACACCAGGAGCCAGCGAGGATTCAGCCATGGCCATCAACACCGCACCGACCTTCACGCCCGGCCAGCGCTTGAGCCCTGAGCAGTTGGCGCAGATGATGGCGCTGTCGAAGAACGACCAGCGCAGCGGCTCCATGCCGGGCAAGTTCGGCCCGCAGATCACGTTCGAGGCCAACCAGGTGCAGCGCGGCACCAGCGTGGGCGCCGATGCCGAGTACATGCCCGACCCGTCCGGGTCCGGCCGCTACCTGATCAGCCAGCCGCGCAACGTGTCCAACATGGGTGGCAACGATGTCACCGACGTGTGGGACCAGGACGGCAACTACCTGGGCACGTCCAGCGGCATGACCGACCTGCGCGGGCTGGCCACGATCACGGCGATGGCGCTGGGCGGGGCCTACGCCAATGGTGGGTTCGGCGCTGGCACGGCCGGCGGCGCTGGTGGCACTGCAGGTGCTGCTGGCATGACGGCATCCGAGCAGGCCTCGATGATGGCCGCCAACGGCATGACGGATATGCAGATTGCGCAGGCGCTTGGCGGGCAAGTGGGTGCCGACCTGACGACGGCAACGGGCATGAGCGCCGCAGCCAATGGCGTATCGAACACCACCAACCTTGGTGACTGGTGGGACAAGGCCAAGACGTTCGCTCAAAGCCTTGGGAATGGGAACAGCAGTGCTGCGGCAAGCACAGGGAGCAACAGCATGAACTGGCTTGACGTGATCAACACCGCCGCCGGCATCTACGGGATGGCCCAGGCCGGGCAGAACTCCAGCGATGCGACGGCAGCCATGCAGAACGTGGCCAACGGCCAGATGGCGCTGAACAAGGAGGCGCTGGACTGGTACAAGCAGGTCTACGCCGACCAGGCGCCAGACCGCGCTGCTGCGACGCAACGGGCCAACGCCATCAGCGACTCGCTGCTGACCGGCATGAACTTCGCCAACACTCAGGCGCAGGAGCTCGACCAGTACAACAAGACCACCTTCCGCCCGATCGAGCAGCGGATGGCGGCTGACGCCGTCGACTACAACACCGCCGAGCGCCGCGAGACGGCGGCCAACGACGCCACCGGGCAGGTGGCCACCTCCTACGACATCCAGCGCCAGCAGGCGCAGCGCGACATGGAGCGAGCGGGCGTCGACCCGAGCACGATCTACGCGCTGGGCGTGTCGTCGCGGCTGGACGAGGCCAAGGCCCAGGCCGGCGCCGCCAACACCGCGCGCACCGGCGTCGAGCAGCAGGGCTGGAGCCGCATGGCCGACGTGGCGAACATGGGCCGCGGCATCGCCAGCCAGCAGGCCACGCAGCAGCAGATCGCCACCACCACCGGCAACAGCAGCACGTCCAACGCCGTGCAGGGCCTGAACGCCACGCAGTCGGGCAACGACCTGATGGCCAAGGGCTACCAGAACGCCACGCAGGGCAACCAGGTGGTGGGCGGCCTGTTCAACCAGGTGGCCAACGGCCAGCGGCAGGACGACCAGATGCTGATCAACGGCGTCGGCGGCATCACAAACTACCTGGGCAACAAGTCATACACGAGCTCCAAGAAGGTCAAGAGCAACACCGGCCGGATGATGGACAACGCCAAGGCGCTCGAGCAGGTGGAAGACCTGCCCGTCAAGCGCGAGTGGAAGTACGACCCGAAGAAGGG